GTCTTCTTGATTCCCCTGATCGTCGCCTCGATCGAGTAGGTCGTGGTCTCGGTGATGCCGGCCGAGTCCTGGATGGTCTTCAGCGACGTGTCCGTCGTCAGCGTCGTGGCGCCCTTCTTCACCGTCAGCGCCGACGGCTTCTCATAGGCGCCGTTGAAGGTAGTATTCCACGTAAGCGTCACCACCGTGTTGACGCCTCGCTCGATGACGCTCGGCGTGCGGCTGAACGTCAGGGCGGTGTACTGCGAGAACAAGACATCGTTGATCTCGTTGAGTGCCTTTGTCACGGCGTATTGGGACATGGCGATGTCTTTTCTGCTGCCTGATTCTTGAGCATATTCTACGGATACAGCAGCCAGATCCACCCATCCCACATCGCCATCTTCTTCGCTATTCTTTGCGAGCACCTGCCCCTTCGTGCCGCCAGAAGGTATTCCGCCGAGAATCGCCGCAGTAATAATCTCTGATCTAATGTCAGTCCCTTGATCCGTAGGGCCGCCCCACAGAAAACAACCCGTCGATTTGGGAATATATATGTTGCGGATTTTGCTCTCGAAATTATTATCTGGAATTATCAGATTCAATTCTCGAATGAGCAATCCTTTACCGATGGAATGGGCCGACAGCGGCAAATAGACAGCCAGCGTATTTTCGTCTATCTTACTACATGATTTGTATACCCCTCCCGTTCTTTCAACCATATATGAGCGTTCTGGACGCTCGGCCCAATATATAATTCTGAAGTCTATCTCGTCAGGCGGAATAGCGGCCGTTACGAGCGATCCTTCGTCGGTTCGCTCGTAGAAGGTCTCGGTTATGACGAGATCTGATTTCCAGTTGCATCGTCGCTTCACAGTCATATGTCAAAGAATTTAGTTGGCAGTGATACATCCGGGAGAGTGTCGCGCTCATAGAATCTGCGCTCATTATGTTCAGAATGATGATATTTGAAAGAGTACGCATTAAGTTCTCCTCGCGTATGTTTCAACTCATATTCATCAATGATGATCCGCAGCCATACACCATCATGAAAACAGTAACGAAACTGACTTTTAAGAAAATCCTGATACTGTGATGCAACTCTTTCAGAATCAAGATAGCCGGTCGATACTTCCCAATGGGACGTGTAGTCATTGACGAGTTCTTCTTCTACCTGGCTGTTTGTAAAGGTTTCAACTTCCCCATCGGGTTCAAGAATAGACTCGCCGGTCATCACAATCGTATCGAATCCTCCCATTCCATTTACAAAGCCGAAATACTGTTCGCCAAATCTCGGTTGTCTCAATATATATCGTTGATCTATAGGATGCTTTGGTTTTGACGTAAAAGCCTCACCTACATTTGTACTTTCTTTTTTGAGTGAGTCTCCAAAAACATCATAAGCAATGGGCTCAAGATTATTGTTGTCGCAAAACTCTTTCCACAGCGTTTTGTATGATGTGTCGACTTGGTTGAACGAATACGGAGTCTGCGGGGTCTCCAATATTCGTTTTGTGAATTTACTGCCGTCAGCCGCGTAAAGTGTGGAATAGATTTCCATTTTGGTGTACGCATACGGTCGAACGAATGCGAGCCACTGCGGTTGATTCGGTGTTGTTTCGATAATCTGCGGCTGATGTGTCAGGAAGTTCCGGGCAAAAAAATCAATCAGTTCAGTTTCTGAAGTAATTGATTTTGCTATGCCACCGGGGACAAGCCATCCCCCCAAAGTGACCGATTCATCACTTTTCGTGGCTGTCCACATCACTCTCGGCAATTCTCTAAAACACTCATCGGGCCCAGCCAAAGGACGTATCAAACGAATTAACTGTTGAGTTAACAACCGGATTTGCTTGTTTGCGTCCGGATGCATTTCAACCTCATCCATGATCGGATTATTGTCGACGGTGTAAGATATACGAACGGGCTCTTCAACGTCAGACAATACGACGTTGGCTGCGTTTTCGGTAAAATTCACCGCGTGCCATCCAGATATCTTGAACCCCATACTTTTTTTCTCCAAATGTACTGCCCAGTCGCAAGTAGAAAAAGGACAATTTAGGCAAGCACAAAATCAGCTTGTGTGCGGATGTAATTTTTCGTCGTGTTCATTGTGATGGATAGGCTTTTGATGAAGAAAAGTCTATTGTAGAGCATGACTTTTTTCCACATCTGCAAATTGGCAATATCAGCCGCAGACAAATTGATGTCAACTTTATATACGGTTTTGTCTTTCCCCAGCCAAGACTGAAAGCCTTTGTGAAATTTTTCGTACAACCCATTATCACCTATTAGATTAAGGGGCGGGTCTGCAGGAGAGAAGTGGCCAAACGTCGTCCCAATATATCCGTTACTTGTGAATTGAGCGACGGGGACATATTCCTGGCCAGCAATTCCGGTTTGTAGTAATCCAAACTGAACCGTAGTGGGGCGAGTTCCTCCCACAGTCGGGTTCTCCACAATAGGTAACATTACCCCGTCACGCTCGTTCCGTATTCCAACAGTATAATTGAAGACATACGGAATACACTTAATCGGCACCCAATTAGATGTTGCAGAAAACGTGTCAAGATCGCTCCCTGATTGTGAATCTTGTGGTAGAGGGATCATGGAATCCTGTCGGGCAAGGTCGAGACCGTTTGCATATAAAGTCTGCGAACCAGATTCTGTGATATACGGTCGTTGAATTTTACGATAGACATCTCCGGTTTCCAAACATCGCACAAACGTATCATCGGGAGCCGCGAGGCAATCCGCAATCGTATTGAAATCCGCAATATCGGCATTCAGATCATCGTCAGACACATTTGAGAATCCATATTCATAATTCTGCCCATCTTTGAATTCAACTTCTGCGCCATCCGAAACTTTGTTAGACCAGTCCACGAAACTTGAGTCCTGAATAATCGACTGATTACTCTTTATTTGAATACCCCCTCGATGGATGAAGATGGTCGCACAAAAAGCCGCAAGCAGATTCTTCACAAAATCTTCCAGCGACACATCCGGCATTGCATCGGCCAGGTCAAGGACAAAGTTAAAGGGTCCATCGATAGGTAGATTGTATCTCCCATCCAAAGTCGGAGCAGAGTTCCTCCTGTATGGTGCGACAATGCCGATTTTTTCAAAGTATTCAGGATACGACTCGTCTATTCGGATGTCTGAAAAAACAGTCCGAAGAATGTACGCCAGTTTGACCACTGGAGTCACAAAATTGTATTTGGGGCTGTTTAGGTATTTGATCCCAAAATCTTCGTATTCAATAGCTCCAATCTGTGAATTCGCGACATAATTATCTGCCGTATCTTTTTCGCTATCTCTCACCATAAGAGGCAATGCAAAATCGTCGCGGGTATTTTGGACCGCTCCTTCCATTATCTCGTCAAACAACGGGCGCTGCCCAGCTACGGCACCTCCAAATTCCCAGCGCGCAAACGGAGCGTCCTGAAGATTGCCTGATAACGAATCTTCAATCGATACCCCGACAAACGACGCTCGCAGTTTGCCTTCGGAGGCCCCTGTTAATTTCAACTTGCCCGTCATGGCCGGAATCGCATCAATGTACATTGAAACATTGATCTCGCGGTGCTGCTCCGGCAAAAGCATGGCTCCGATATATCCAAACAGAATACTATTAGTCGGACTTACCGGCAGCTCAACATCTGTAGACCAGGCTACCGGTATCCGGTCATTTGAGAACATGGCATTCTCAATTGATAGGGACAATTCCTGATTTGGAACCAAGTCGACGTGTTCTCCCTCTGGCGTGATGAACTCTACCATATTATCCTAACTGTCCGTTACGTTTCAATTTCTGATATTTGTCGTATGTCTCCACGAATCCGTTTCGGCCGAGCATAGACACGACGGCGGGAATCGGATTGTCGGCTTTCTTATTCAAATCTTCAAGCAACCGTATTATCTTCTGTGCGCTATCATCAGATGGCACAATAGCGCCTGACGGCGTATTGCTGGATTCATTCATAGGAGAGTTGCCGATGAAGCCACCGCTTGACTTTCCGGGGGCTGATATGCTCGAATAAACCGACTCGAAGTTTAAGCTGCGCAGCGTCCCATTTTTGCGAGCTGTTTCCATCGTGTTTATGATGGGCATCAGGCTCGGGTTACTCAATCCCTCATGAGGGATGACATATTCGGAGCCATTTTCTCCGACAAGTAAAGTCGGGGATTCAACAAACCCTCGTTTGTCTGGATTCAAGCGAGCTTTGAATTTCCTCCCATCTTGTTCCCTCGTGACGTATTGGAAGCCGCCCTCTTCTGCACCAGTAGATATAGGTGTCGATGAAATCAAGGCTATTTGTGCGGCGCCCAATCCCGCCTGTATGGCCGCAGGCACTATTCCCCACGGCCAGCCCCATTGTGCAAAGGTTTTGGTCACGCTGATCGCGGTATTCACAATAGCCTGCGAAATATCCATCGCCCTTTGGCGCTTCGCCTGCTTTAATGCGAGTTCTTCTTGGAAGGCATCATATTTGGCATCGAGAGCTTCGACCTGGTTGTTGTACTGATCTTCGGTGATCAGCCCAGCATTCAGACGCTTTTCAAGGGCCTTTTTCTTTTTGTCGTTATTCTCCTGGAATTTTTTGAGCTGATTGTTCTCAATAGCCGTCTGGCGACTATCATAAGCATTCCACAACTGCATTGTAGTATCCGCTACTCCAGAAACAATATCGGCAATACTATCCGCCCATTCGTACCATTGTTCTAAATTTCCGTTAAATAAGTCGTCCCATTGCGACTTGCTTAACCCCAGCAATGTCGCACCGTTATCAATGTACCCACCTTGGGGTGATTTATTCGTATCACTTCCGTCGTCTCCTATTCCTTTGGCGGTTTGCAACTTCGACACGAGATCCTGTAGCTGACTCCGCAAGTCCATGATTTCGTCTTCAGACAACAGAGAGACGTCGAGTTTAATATCGTCTATCTCCCCTGTATCGATAAGCGATTGAAGTAATCCGACCAGGTGTTCCAGTTGTTCCGCGTCAAGCGCGGCCAGTTCCTGATATTGCCGTTTTCGCAATGCTTTTCTTTGGCGGGCGTTTCCGGAAAACAATGCGAGTTCCTGGCGCTGCTGATTCTGCATTGTTTTTCGCGCAAGTTCGTATTGCTCCTGCTGTCTGGAAAGAGTATCATTGGCAGCATCGAGTTGGATCTGCGTAATCCGACGCGCGTGTCTCTTTGCAAGAGCTTCCAACACGTCTGCCTGACCGGCATATTGCAATCGTTCGGCCTCATATCTGCGATTCTCCTGGGCGATCTTGTCGGCCTCCGCATCGGCGAGTATCTCTTCTATCTTTGCCTGACGCTGCGCATTTCGCTGTTGTTGGGCCAGCAGCTTATCCGCTAATTGCTGTTCCAGTTTGATACGTTCCTCACCCTTTTCGATGTTTTTATCCAAGCGATACTGAAGGGCGGTGATTTCCAACTGCGCCGCCAGGTTGTCATATTCTGCCTCCGACGCAATCTCCTTGTTGAGATACTTGTTTTTCAGGTCGAGCTGTGCGGCCAAATAGGCTTCATCAGACCCAAGAGACCATTGGTTATTCTGCTCTCGCTGTTGAATCAGTTTGTCGTCCAACGAATTTTGAATTTTCGCCTTTTGCTCGGCATCATCGACATTCAGGGCGAGCCGTTTTTGAAGCGTCTCGATTTCAAGTGCAAGAATCTGGCTGTTATATTCTTTTTCCGAAGCAATCTCACCGGCCAGATATTGCTTCTTCAATTCATGGCGTTTTTGAAGATATGCCGCATCTTTTTCAAGCGACCACTTTGAATCGGAGTCGGAACCGCCCAGGTCGAAGGCGGAGTTAGGTGTTCCATCATCTCCGGAAAAAGTCGATGTTCCCGTAGACGGTGCCGAAGTCGGCGCCGGACTCGACGTGATTCCAAATCGGGCCTTGGCCTCTTCGTCCGTTTTTTTCTGTTCAGCCCGCAACTCCTCAAGCTCTTTAACCAGTTTTCGCGTTTTTCTCGAACCGGTAGTTAGCCAAGCATCAAGAGATCGATCCCCCAGAAATGCACCGATAATCTGCTGGTAATATTTCGCAGCTTTTTCTGTGTAATACTGGTCATTGAGAGCCTCCCACAACCGATTGCTTTTGTCGTCAAACTTCTGGTCAAAGGTTTTCTGCTGCTCGCTCACAAAACTGTTATACTGGCGGGTTCTGGCGCTCTGCATGATGGCCGCCGTGAGCGAATTATACTTGCGCCGCAAGGTATCCACGGTAAGCGATTCGCTTTTCAGTGTACTGTCATATTTCCCGAACTTGCTGACAATCTCGGTCTTCGTGTCGTTGTACGCCTTCGTTCCTACCCGGCACCCTTCGAGTTTACCCATCAACCGATCGAGCTCCGCCCGTTCCTGGGCGGCATCCGTGGTCGCCTTTCTCATGTTGTCACTCAAAAGGCGCTGCGCTTTGGTTGCATCCTGGTAATGACTCACGATTCCACGAACGACGGACACGAGGGCCGTAAAGGCCAACGTCGCCCATCCGATCGGGCCCAGCGAAGCCCAAAAACCTTTCATGGCCAAACTGGCTGCCCGGATATTCCCTACAAGGAGATTCTTGGCGGCGCACCATAGCATCGTAGATTTCGTGGCAGCCGTCTCGGCGTTTCGTGTATTGTAGATCGCAACAGCTTCTCGAGCCAATTCAATTCGGTGTTGGCTACTCAACAAAATCTTGCGTTGGGCCCACACGGTCTCCACCTGGGCCCAGGCCACGGACGTTTTCCGCAGCACGAAATTGGCGGCATAGGCCGTCGCAAGCGCCGTGAGGACGCCTTTGTATTTGATCCCGATCGACACCAGTTCCCCGACTACCTTCAGAGCCCAGGTCGAAGAGGACAATGAGACATTGATGGCCGGAGTAAGCTGTTCGCCCAGTGCTACGGCCTGCTCGACAATAGCCTTTTTGCGTTTTTCAAGAATCGCCGTAGCCGATTCATTCTTCGTGTTGAACTCGTCGATGATGGATGTACCCTCGATGAAGGCTTTATTGGAGATCTCCTGCTGGTTGCGCAGTTCATCCGAGTGCTTGGCCAAAGAACCGAGAACCGTGGACGCGCGCTGACCGTTCAGTTGAAGCGAATCGAGTGCCTGGGTAACGGCATACATTCCTCCTCCATCCTTTCCCATGCCTTCAAGCACGCGGATCAGTGCCTCATTGGCATCCACATTCAGGAGGTCCCGGAAATCCTGAAGCTCCATCTTGGCGACTTTGGCGAACGCCTCGGTCTTTTGGTACATACCGATGATCGTCTGACCGATCGCCGTGGCCGACGTCTCGTTCATCTGGCCGTATTTGTCGAGCGCAGCAGCAAGACCCAGAACCTTGTCGATCGAAATATCGGCATTCGGCGCGATACCGGCTATTCGCTTCGTGAACTCTACGATGTAGCCCTCGTTCGCCGTTGAAGCCATACCCAGCGCATTGACGGCCGAGCCGGTCATCAGCATTGCGCGCTCCAAACCAAACTCATCCGAAAGGCTGAATATATCGACCAGCTTACCGATCTCGCGGATAGCATCCTCCGTGTTCCCGCCGAGATCCTCCCGCAGCGCGACGTTGATCTTGTCGGCCGCATTGGCGAACGCGAGCAGGTCATCCCGGCCCTGAATACCCAGTTTTCCACCGATGCGGACCAGGGCAAGCAGGTCGTTCTGCGAGGTGCGGGTGTCGATCTTCTTCAAGTCTTCACTCAACGCGGAGATCTCTTCGCGCGTCAGGTTCGTGGTCTTCATCGCATCGACGAGAGCCTCGTCGTAGTCGAGGAACTCCTTGCGCGCCCGGTTCACCCCGGAGAACACGAAGGCCATCGACGCGAATCCGGCCGTTATGAGACCGATGTAGCGATTCACGCGCTCGGCCATCGAGCCAACCACGCCTCTCGTCACCTTCGACTGGGCAGCCATCTCGGCGAGCCGCTGTTTCGACACTCGGAGTTCTTCGTTGAGTTTTGCCCACAGCGGCGATTTCGGATCGGTTTTGTTGAGTTGAATCTGGACCCGGCTGATATGCGAACGCAGCTCGGATAGCGTCATCGAATTGACGTTCTGCTGTCGTTGCAGTGCGGCCAGCTTTTCCCGGCTCGTTTCCAGTTCCTTGTTGTACTTACCGATCTGGGCCTGCACTCTGCGATACGTCGCCGTTTCGGCCTTTCCCTGCTGTTCCAGTTTTCTCCGCTGGGCATACAGCGCCTCCATTTTGGCGTTCGTATCATGGATACTCCGTTCGAGGGCGGCTATCTCCTTGCGACCGTTGTCTCCGTTGATGATGATGTTCAAACGGAGGTCTTCGTCTCGTAGTTTCTTCCCCATTGCTATTCCGTGACGTTAAATTCGGCTTTGATCCGCGCAACAACATCTTCGGTCAGGTCATACATCAAGCGGCCGGCAATCGACGAATAATGGCCGAAGACAAAGCGGTTGTGGATTTTCCGGTTCCGCTTGACCACCCTCTTCCCGTAGTGCAGCCGCTTCATATCGAGGTAGCGCTCGTAGATGACATGGCTGAAGGTCAGTTGCCCATCGAGATCGTCGCCGCCTCGCACGGATGTCCGCCGGGAGGTGAACAAGCGCCCCGTTCTGGTTTTCAATTTGCGGCCGAGGGCAAGGGATTGATTCTGGATCAACCTTCGGCCCTCATCTTCGAGGATGGTCCTGACAAATCGCTGTTTGATTGACATTGCTTCGGTGATTTGAAACAAAAATAGCCGCCCGGAGGCGGCTAAAAAAGGACAATAAGGACCGGCAGGACCCCAGGCTATTGGGGTTTCCGTTCCGGGCTTCTCTCCTCGATTCGGGTCGGTTTCATACCGAGAACAGACTCCATTTCTGCGATCAGCAACTGGGCCTGGGCTTCATCTTCAACGGGGATTTCATATACGAGAATTTTCATGGCTTGACATTTTTAGGAGGTTATTTATCATCGAGCAGTTTGTAGGAGACCCAATCGGACATGAACACGGACAAATTGCCGACGCAATCGGTCAGACAATCGTCCGTTTTGCGGAAGATTTCGCTCATGAACTCGTACAGGGCTCTGTCTCGGATGGACTTCTGGAAGTTGTGCAGACGGGCACGGCAATCGACGACCTGCAACAGAATACTCTGCAATTCCGGATCAATCGGGATTGTTTGCGGCATTTGGGCCGCCGGGGTTTGTTCTTTCATAGTGTGTTTGCATTTTGCGAGAAACGAAAAAAGCGGCGCTTCTCTGACCCGCTGCAAACACACTTTTAAGGGTGGGCGCTATTGCCATTACGACAACAGCACGGGGGAGAACGCCGCTGTAATATAAACAGGCACAAAAAAAGCACCTACCTGGTGCATCGTTGCACCCTTAAACATGTGTTTGCATTACAAAAGTAGACATAATTTTGAGAAAAACAAAAAAGAGCGACAAATTGTCGCTCTTCGAGACCGGTAAGTCGCCGATTACTCTTTGCTGTTCAGTTTCGAGTAGATGGCCACAAGCATTTGCAGCACGGCCCAGATGATTGCGGAATTGACGATCGCTGCAAGTCCGCACCCGATCAAAATCCATTCCGGTTGATACCCGAAACGCTCGGTATTCGTCAGCAGACCGACGATAACAGCTATCAAGCCGCCGATAACGCCGATACCGAGAACTACGTTGGCAATGATGCCGGTTGCTTTGACAATGCCAATTCTTGCAGCTTTGCAAATACTCCAAAGAATAGGGTTGTTGATTTCGTCCATGGCTTAAAGGTTTTGGTATATACAAATATACTCAACCGGATCGAATTGCGCAAGAGATTCGGCACCTGGCTATTCGAAAGAGATCTCGATCGAATAGCCGCTCCACCCTCCAAAGATGGACGCCTCCGGTACTATGCCCGCAGATGCAAGGGTGAGGCCCCGCAGATGTTCGTTACATGAGGCAGCCACATCTGCCTCGATCTCCGTCATAATCCCGACCGCAATATCCAGCAAACGGGCATACTGTTCGTTCTCCGTTTCATCCGTTCGCTCCGAGGTGAGATCCTTTTCCAGCACGAAGATCGCCGTCTGCATGTCGGAAACATAGCTGTCTGAATTTCCGGTCTGGTGCTCCTCCGGTCGGGCGATCACGACCTGAACGCCCTTTCTGTTCACCAGACGCGAAGTCGCCTTACCTTGATTGACTACGAGGATGGGCTTCCCGTCAAAGCATTTCGGCCGGAATTGGGCAAGGTAAAGGGACAGATTAGTGAGTTTTTCGAATCTTCTCATCGCGTCTACGTTCTTTCAGATTGTGCCACATGATTGATAGGATAGAGAAAAGCGGCTCATCGTCGACCCTTTCGATGTTTCCGATTGTCTGTTCTTTGGCAATCTGAATCAGCAGGTCATTCCAGGTGTACGCATCGGATTGTCGGGGTTCCTCTTTCGAGAAGAGCTGCGACATATCGATTTCTTCGCCGTTGATAAAGACGATGCCGGTTTGCAGATAATTGACGCACGCCGCGAACCAAAGCATTATCAGGTTCTTCTGCCAGAACGGGAGCCGCGCGGCGCGGCGAACGTCCCGGCCGAAGGTCGCATTGCTTACCGGCAGGACGTACCGACCGGCCCGATTGGGGTTTTTCGATCGGGCCCGATACAGGAACGCGATGCACTCGTCGAGATCGCCGATACTCTGGCTCTTGAAGAACGCATTCAGGGCCGTTGTCGCATGGCGAAATTCCCCGAAGGTCAAATCCTGTAGCAAGTCGGCCGGACCGATCAACCGGCGGCGATAAAACGCCGATCGCACCGATGGGAGCGGATTGGCCGTGGCCGAGAAGGTGAGCTGCGCAACGTCATCCCCGGAAAAGAGAAATCCGAGACACTTTTCGCAAAGCATGAAAATGTTGGCATCACGCTCGGCGACCAACTCGGGATAAAGCCGTTCCCAGCGGACGCTGCGCCAGTTGTGGGTCATGCCGAGCAGATGATACAGCACCCGGACGCTGAACTCCAAAGGGGATCGTCCCCTGCGGACGCAATCGTCGTAGGTCCGGATAACGAAACGGACCTGTTCCGGGGACATTTCATCCCAGGAGGAGGGAATCGACCGGACAATTCCCCGCTCGAATATTTCGATGGTCGTCATACCCCGGCGTTGAAATATTTTTTGCGACGGTCATTCTCCGGCATCAGCGGATAGTCCTCGTAGGGATTCTCCGTCCCGTTCAACACGGCAACGAGATCGGTTTCGGCGTCGGCCACCTGCCCGCGGAGCTTGGCAAGATACCACTCGATCTCCTGCATGGACGCCGACTGACTGGCCCGGTTCCCCTGGTAGGACGGAGAGAAGCGGCGAGCGATGGAAAGCGGGAACACCTCGATCGACCAGCGTTCGACCGCCGTGATGACAGCGTAGAGGATAACGACCCGCTGCGCATACTGAAGAAGGAGCCTATCCTCCTCTGCGACGTCGGCCGAGCTGATCCGGTCCCATTTCTCGCCGAGCATCTTCCGCAGACGCGCGTTCTGCGCCTCGATAACAAGAGGCTGAAGCATGAAATAGGTATAAAACGAGTGTTCGATCGGGTAAACCTGCTCGAAAGAAGAGAGCCCCCGGACGATCGACCCGGACAGCAGTTTGCGCACGGGAGATTGCTGCCACTCGGCAATGTCCTCCTGTTCGAGATAGGAATACAGAGCATCGAGAGATCGATAATACCGTTCGCGCATCGCCCGGTCATCCCGGTCGAGCATCCACTCAAACGGGATCTTCTCGTTCTCGTCGATTTTCAGTTTCCGCCCGGCGTCTTCGTGACTGACCCCCATTTGCTGAAAGTGGCGGTATATGGCCAGACACGCAATCGGCATCTGAACCAAAGCCACCAGGGTCGAGTCTGTTCCCTCTTGGTATTCGGTACCGGCTCGTTCGACAATCTCTTTGCCGACAATCCCGGCAACTTCGTTGGTTGCGAAATCAACCTCGGCCGAGATGTTCTCGTATTTATTGCTGGCATAGTACGAACCTGTCAGTCGGTTCAGTTCTTCCGCTCCGCGGCCGTCTTTATTGAACAGAGCTGTCATATCATTGATTTTTGATTCGGTCGTTTGTGCTCAAAGCCTCCTCTGCTTTGAGGGATTGATGATAAAATCCCAAGCGGAGGTTCTTCCCGGGGAAATTGAAGGCGATCGCCTGGTTGATCGGCTCCAAAATCGCGTTAGATGCGATCTCGACAGATGACAGCAGGTGCAATCTGAATGCGTACAGCAGTTCGGAGCCGGATGCGAGTTTGCCGTTCACCATCACATTCGAGAGCGACGGGTGGAGCCCCATGCCGGACGTGATGGCTGACGACGACGCCTCGGCGATTTGGAGCTGCGAATCGACAAAATCCTTTATCTTCTGGTCAATGGCCTCTACCTTCCAGGAGTGCACGTTGCCTGATTCGTCCGGAACATCGAGGGTATGGAAGAATTTACCGGCATTCTCCTTGCCGGAGAGCACTTCGGTCAGCGTATCGAGGAATTTGGTACTCAACCGAGAAATTTCCTGCTCGATCTGTGCTTCCGACCAATCCACGTGCATCCGCCGGAGAATATCGCGCTTGTCGTCCCAGTATCCCTTCGGGCTGTGGACATGGTAAGCCAGATTCAGCCCGTTGTCCGTGACATACTTGAAGATCGTGGGTATCTCCGACCCCCGAATAATCCATCGCAAGGCTCCCCAGTATTGGGGCACCGCATAGAAATCGCGCGAGAACGAGTAGGTGTAATTGTACGAAGCTGAAGCGGCGAACTGGTCGGGCCGCCGCCGATTGTAAATCGGGTAGCTCCGGATTCCCGTATTCGTACAGGCGTGTTCAAAATCGCCAACCAAAATATGCTTCACGTCGGCGATATTCCGGGAATCCGTCCATTCAAGCCTGGCATTTTTCGCTGGGAGGTGTTCCAGCCGGGCAATTTTCGGGGCCCGGCCGATCCGATGGCCCCGGGCAAGGTATTTGGCATCAAAGAAGCCTTTCAGATAGAGGTAATCCGTCATTACCCCCTTGATATACGACAGATAATCCCAGTCGTCCAGCCACGACTGAATTTCTCGGTCCTCCGTCCATTTGTGGGAGATCTCGCCGTTCTCGAAGACAAGTTGGTTCAGAAATACACCCTGCCCGTATAGCAATCCCATTTGGCGGTCGATGATACCAGGGGCCAGATTATTGTCATCAACGACCCTTCGCAACTGGCTCGGTAACAAATTATCGAAACCGTATGGAATAACCTGGTATCCACCCACGGAGCAGGGCATATACTCCCAGTTGCGGGTCTGCGTGTGCCAGACGAGTGAATCGAGTTCACTGCCTCGGTGATTCGAAAGCGTAAAAACACGCCCGTCGTTCAGGTGCAGTGCGTATGAATGATCGGAAATCTGTTTGATTGAACTCATCGCAGAATTACTTTTTGTCCATTGAAACTCATCAGAAGAGGCTGGTAAAATCGCTTGCTCTGCATTGTGTCGAGGTCGATATAAGCCTCGACAATCTCTGCATTCTTGTGATGCTTGAGAGATTCACGTTTGAGTAGGCGACCTCGCCGAACGTGGACCACTCCATCACTCCGCTGTTCCGATGAATTGTACGACATGAAAACGAAGCTGAATACCCCGTTTTCTGCCGATATTCGGCGCATCTCCTTTATAGCGTCGTACAGATTCATGAATCAAAAATACATCGAGGATTCCGCGTTGCAAAGGACACGAGGCAACCGAATCCCGATACCGCCATCTTTTTGGGCACGCCCGCCCAAAAAGCCGATTTTTTCCAAGAAAAAGCCGATTTTTTTGCGGTTTTTCGAGGTAAAAATCAACTATTTCACTGAAATAGCGCTCGTTGCGGCGATGTTTTGCAAAGAACATCGCCGCAACGAGGGGGAAGAGGCCGGCCCGCCCTCTCCGCCCCTTGCGGCCGCAAAAAGAGGGAGGGGGTGAGATATGACGAAATCCCACCATAGGCAGGGGGTGCCGCCCTGCGGCTCCGCTACCCCGCCGCACCCCGTGCGGCAATCCCACCATCGGCACAGATGTTGCTCGCAACACCTTTGCAACCCTTTGACATACCGAAATATAGAGGCTCAAAGAGCCTAACGAAATGGAGGTCGTCAAAGTAAACAACAGTCATCGGAATGGTTTTTCGTTGGCCTTATATTACACGAAAGGCCAACAAAAAAAACGCCGCAGCCAAGGCTGCGACGTTAATGGAGATACCGCTTTGAGCGGCCGCCGATTTTTCGGCGGCAACTCCCGGTGTCATTTGCTTATCTCCTCGAAACCGTTGCAATGCTCGATGTCAAAAAACCGGGTAAGGGTGGGAAGGACGGCGGCAATCCGACAAAAGTAGTACCGGACACAACGTCGGCAGTCGATCGCGGGCCGTATGGGGGTGGGGGTCTTCGTTTCCATGTCTACAATTCATTAAATGCGGAGCTGTCGATCGTCGGGACAGTCGGCGCGATGGGCGCGGCCTCGGTCGTCTCGGGTTGGGCCTCATTTTCGGCATTGGTAAAAAAGACGTCCTCTTCCGAGAATAGGAAGCAGATCGGGAAAAATTCGTACTGCTCCGGCGTCATGTCATCGGTCGGGGGTGTAGCCGCGGCGGTCGCGCCCGCGACGGTCGCTTCGGACTGCTCCGGTCTGACTACACCCTGCCGCGGCTGGCCCCAGATGATCGTGGCCTTTGCGCCCTTCTTGATGGTGGCGCCCTGGGCTTTCCACTCCTTGAAGGTCTCGAAGCGCTGCCCGGCATTCGGGTAGATGTAGTTCAGGAGCATGTAGTTTATCGTGCGCGTCTGCCAAAAAACCGCTTCCTCTACGGTCTGCGCCGTGTCGATTTTCAACTGGCGAAGGGCTTTTGCCTCGGCGGACAAAGCAATCAGTTTCGCGCGCTTCTCTTGCATTTTCGGACTGGGTTTTGTACTTTTGTTCTGCATTGTGTTGAATTTTAACTTTGTTAGAATTTGACAAGGGGCGGCAGGCGGTAACTGCCGCCCCTCTTGTTTTTTGTATTATGCCGAAATTTCGACTTTGAGTTCTTCGGCCTTTTTCAGCATTCTGTTTTTAAGGAGGTCGAGCACGTCGTCGATGAGCGACTCGTTGGTGATGGATAGCACCGATTCGTCACGGTACGCCGACGGCGCAAACAACTGCAACCGGTATTTGTCCCGGGTTGTCCCGAAATCGTCAGCGTCTCTGTTTGCCTCTTCGACCTTTGCCCGCAACTCGTCAAGGTGCTGCACCTGCGCCGTGTAGCGCTCGTAACGCTCCGTCAGTTCCTGTTTTCGCTTGTAATACTCGATTCGTTCCTCGATTGTCTGCGGCTCCTGTCGCAGTTTCTTCTCCAGTTCCGCAATGCGTTTCGAGAGCTTCAACACCGTTTCACTCTGTTTCGTGGCCGGATCGGGGAATAACTGCCCCGCCTGGGTCGCCGGGGTCGCGGGGGTCGCCGGGGTTTCGGGCTTCGGCTCTTCCGGCTTGGGGTCGGCAATAGGTTCGGGAGTTTTCCCACCATTGGCCGCCTGAACTGCCGCGACCTGCGCGGCTTTGATCTCGTCCTCGCTTTTTACTTGTGCGCCCGGGCGCAGAAACATGACTTTCTTTTCGTTTTTCATGGCTTTTTATTTTTTGAGTTCCCGGAAATACCTCCGGTTGGTTTTTGTCTTTTTCGTTTGTCCCTATCGGACTGCCGAGTGAGTAACCTTTCTATTTCATTTCGATATTCGTTGCATACTCTATTCTTCGAGTTTCGAGTGAATTTCATCAGCATTTCAAAGAACTTTGGATCTATCGTCCAGCCTCGTTTCGTGAACCTTTCTGATACATGGATTCAGCATCATATTCTCACAATCAAAATCATTGCGAAGCACCTTTATACCTGCTCCAAGGGTTCGATAATTTTTTTTGAAGAAATTTCTTCAGCGTGCCGAAGGCAAATTTCTTCCCGTAGGCTCGAAAAAAAATAATCGGTTCATTGAACAGGTGAGAATTGATGTTGTTCCTTCGTATCAGAACAGGGCATGAATAGAGGCTGGACGACCCAAAGTGATGGGTGCGATGAATTTTCCCCGGAAAGCAGAAGAGAGTATGCCACGGGTAAATATCGAAAAAAAAGAAAGTACCCCGCAGTTTGCGGGGTACTCCATTTGGCTCTGCCAAATACCTATTTTCTGAAAGCCGGGTCGGACAACGCATCAGGGAGCGGAATATGTCCCTTGACAATCTGCCGATAATCTTTGGACATCATCAGATACTTGAACGAATCCGACGGATTTGTCGATTCGGTCGGCAACCGATCAATCGGGAGCTGCTCGCTCCTCTTGTCTTTGTAGACAATCCCGCTCTTCACTTTCGTCCGAGCTGATTCGAGGGACAATCTCAACGGTTTTGCCGCATAACCGTCGATAAGGACAAGAGGCAGATGGGGATTCGACCCGGATAACAGTACCTGCATGAAATTATATTCTTCGGGCTGCGGGATATTGCCCTGGTTCAGAGACATCATCACAACAGTCCAACCGGTCCGGCGCCCGTTCTCATCAAACTCAATGGCCTTCTTAAACTGCGACGCTTGGTCAAGGCCGACCTTCTTATACGAATTGCCAGCGCGGTCGTAATACAGATGGACTGTTTTATTTTGCATCGGCGCGAAATAGTCCCGAAATTTTTTACCCAGTTCAGAGATATATTCGGGGGCCAGCGTGTAGATGAATTTCAAAACTCGGATACAATCACGGCCATTGATCGTTCCTTCTTGGGCTACGGATAGAGAGCACATGTTGCCGAAATCGACACCGAGACGGAGAGGCTTGCGGGTATTGAGATATTTGAGCACGCGACAATCTTCACGGTCCAGCAAGCGAAATTTCTCATACTCATGTTCGTCATTCCCGTCGTAATAGAAGTGCCGTTCGTCCAGCGAAGCATAGAATCGATCGCCGCTTTTCAGCGAAGGGCGGCAAGACAATATCGCTGTCGAGAAGTCATTAAGCTGCGAGGCGATCGCATCGGCAAACCACCCTTCCGTAAGGATGTCGGCATTTACATAACTCGATGCTCGGAGGAACAAGGTGCTCGCATCATCCATCCTTCGGAGCTCGGTCCATCTGGCACGCCAAAGATTTGCGACCCGCAGTTTGTTGCGGCATTCAATCAGGTTCTCGGAGGACTTATATTTCAACCAATCCTCTTTGGCTGCAGCAAATTCGTGCAGGGCCTCGTTGTATATCAATCCGGCTTTGATGACCATCAGAATCTTCTCCACATTCATATTCTTCGCCTCTCGAAGCATCCAATCGTATTCACCCGGATGCGATGTATCGGCAATATCAGACGTAAATGTGCAACCGCGATAGTAGACCGAGTTTCCGTATTGTTGGCGAAAACCTCGGACTGCCTTCATCAGATTAGCAACCGTTTCTTCTTTGAGGTATTTTCCTTCGTCACCAAAGACGTGGACATAGCTCGCTCCGGCCAAAGTTGAAGGTCGGTCCTGTGAACCGAATCGGATGTTCATGCCGGTGTAGAAGACGATAGTCCGCTTGTAGGACACCAGACGATTGAAAGGTTTCCAGAAATGAGGTTTCAACCAATCGGGGAGATTCGCTTTCTCGCGCTCTGTAAAGGTCGGAGGCGTTTTCTCAATGATATAATGCACGCCTTCCCTCCACCCTTTCCGTTCGAGGCCCTCCAATACGGCGGGCAATACATTCGCTGTGAGGTTGCTGAATGTATCAGCCAACCAGACGCACGGCGCACCAGGCATGTCCTCCGCGATGTCGATGATCCGTTCGACCTGGAAATCGGTGGTCTTGGCAGATCCTCGGCCAAGCACCGCAACCAGCCGACGGGGCGAGACGAGAGTGGCAATCTGCGCAAATTTATTCTGATACTGCACGTCCGCAATATCAGTCCTATCAGCGTTAATCCTCTTCCTGTACGACATTTTCCAAGAGCTCTACTATATCCACATCCTCGATACCTGCTTCCATACGGAGGCGTTTCTTGACGCTTCCGGGTTCCAGAATCGAATCAATTTGTGCGGCCATCACATCACGATTGGCCGGGGGCAGGCCGATGACCTCCGGGGTTAGAGAGAGAAGACGGAATCGTTTTTGGTATTGCGCCGGTGGCAGCACCTCGGGATCCTCCTGGTCGAGCCGCTGTATCTTTGCCTTCTGGGCAAGGATATTTGCCGCCATTTCGTACTCCTTCGGAGTTTTGGCGGCCGACATTGCGAGCGAATACAATGTATCGAATTGGTCCGCCATCTTCGCCCGCAAAGCCTCTTTCGATACTTTGCGGTTCGAGAAGAACAGTTCGACCGCCTCGGCATACATATCACTCGCGCGTTGGTATGACAGGCAGAAAGGTTTTCGGGTCAGGAATCGAATCGTGTATCGTTTTCCATATTGACCGTCGAGAGAGTAGATCATCACGAGCAGGTCAATATACAACTGCTCCTTTTCCGACAATGTGCCGGGGCAACCGCTTGCGATGTAGTCCTGTATTCTCTGAAATGCACCTTCGTCAGCTGGGCCGCCAAAAATGTCAAGTTTGGACAACTGAAACGATTTGTCTCGAACGATGTCCGCATACTGCTTGGCCGCCGTGAGATTTCCCCCGATAGCCTCTTTCATCAGGCGAATTTCCACCTCGGCGCGCTTCTGAAGGCGGCCTCGCAGAAGGATTTTCGAGATCTCGCTATCCGGATTCGTACATTCATCATGGAGGGCAGCTCGATCCCAACCAAAGTAGACCGCAATGTCATCCTCCGACCACCCGAGAGCGCCAAGATTCAGAAGCGTTTCCCGGATCTCTTCAGTCAGCCCGATGCCGGATACATTCGTCGTAGAATTGGAAGATTCGTTCATCGTTCAGAAAAATATATTGTTCGTTGAGTGCATTTTCACTGAAATTGCCGCTCCCGCACACGACAAAATAATGTTCAGCCGTGCGGATCAAAGTGATCTTCGAGTGATTCCAGGCATATCCAATCTCGATTCGTCGATCTTGGGCAAACGCCTGCAACTGGTCATTGACTTTCGGAACACGATTCTTGATCGAATCGGAGATGCAGACATATATGTTCTCTATCGCCCCTTTGTCGTACCAACGAACGAGCGACGCGAGGATTCGTTCGTTGATCGAATATGTTGAGAATGTGAGCTGCTTTATCGTACCGAAATATTTGATGATATAGGTAATGAAGGTGAAAGCGTTGAACGAGTTCAACGTCCAAAGAAAGAATATCTCGCCAGGTAGCGGAACCCGCCCAATGAGTTGTTTGAGGCTGTGAATTTTTTCCGAGTGCATTTTCTCGAATCGCTCAACGGCCGAGGTAGACTTCTCCGTCTGCCTGGCAACCGGGTTGTCGGAGAAAAGGGCGTTAATGTCGAACAGAGGCATAGTTGTCAATGATTCTATTCACTTCGGAAAGTTCACGCTGTTTTGCGGCCAAGCGCTGCTCCCTGCGAGGCAATAGATGCGGCTTATTCCCCTTGCGAATTTCAGAATTGATCCGCCAGATGGCTTCTTCGAGGTTCTCTTTGCGACGGAACAGGCTCGATATAGGGAGGTGCCGCAATTCATTGCACCGTTTTACCTCTTCAAAAATCGGATGTTTTCCAAGAATCTTCCGGTGTGCTTTGTAATAAGCTAACTCGGAATGAATTTTCCGATTTTCAATATAATTTTCGATCAGATTTTTTGCAACCGAGAAACACTCATCCGGGGTTGTGCAGTCGTACAATTTTTCGTGAGCTTCCACATATCTCCGATGGGTTGTTATCTTGTCCGCTACGAGGATCTTCAATTCATTTGGGCAATCACAATCGGATAGGAAAGGCCAATCCTCTCGAAAACTCGGACGAACCGGGGAACTATTGGTGGCAGGCTCAATTACAGATGCCAACGATTGTATCAACAACGGTTTGTAACGCTTCGGATTCAGGCTGACCAGTTTTGCCAGGTGTTTATTGGGCGCCACAAGACTCAAGAGCCGAAGTCCTTCCTGAACTTCGGCTCCCGAATCTAACCATTGGCGAATCTCATTCTTCATTTGAGCAGATGGTCTCGAATCAGAGTCTCGATGGCCGAGAACCCTTCAGGACTTGCCGCAATGAATTTACGACGAAGGAATCCCTCCAATACGATGTTCTCGCACGGATTCGCCCGCAACACAGGCGTAACGAAATTACCAAAGGTGTATCCTACGCGAACCGGACGAGTGCGATACTTCGAGACGTATCCTTTGACAAGAGATTCACCTTCGTCCTCGGTGCTGGGGAGATATTCGGCGAGGTTGTCTTTGCTGAAAGCCATGGGCAACCGATGAGCGTAATGCTCTTTGTTCTGTCGATCCACATACACGACCGGGAGATACAGTTCTTCCGGCTCGACAGCTGAACACGGGAACGTGTTCGCCGGTACCAGGACGAACGAATCGTCGATCCTCGAATCAGCAATGCAGAGTTCGAGAATTGTTCGAATATCCGTATCCGGGAGCACCGATAGGATCAGCGGACGAACCGAACAGAACTTTGTCCAGATCGATTCCATCAGCGCCTCTGTCCCCGAAAACGCACAGACGACAATCTGGTTCAGAGGTTGTACGTCGTAGGCGATCTCTTCCGGATCTGAAATGGAAGAGGTTGCCACAGTCGCGGGCATAGGATCGACGGCATCAGTCGGCTCCGCGGTGGGAGACGTTGCCACATTCGCGGCCAGAGGATCGGCGGCAGTTTCAGCCGTCATTTTCACCTCGGCGGTCTGTTTATTTTTCTTGGTGGCCATACTCTACGCTCCTTCCTGGTCTGACGATGCGGCGGCCGTAGCTGCAACATCCGGCATGGTTCCCGAGTAGTCGCCCGGCAGGAACTTGTCGATCTGCTCCTGTTTCCACACGAATTTCCGTTTGCACGCCTCCTTGTTGTTCGTGGTCTCGGGCGTCATGTAGAGAGGGTTGCACTTCGACCCGAATGCCTGAACGCGGCCACCTTCGGTACCGTCGCACTCCTTGACAAGAATCACGACGCCCTTATTCATGAATGCCTCCGTGTGATTCTTGATGTCCACGCTGTTTCCCGGATGCTCGTAGCCAACACCCTGCTTCACGCCCCGCGCATCTGCCTCCCCGGAATATTCTTCCGTAAATTCGATCGTGGGAGCCGTCGCATAGATGCTGACAGCCTTCGCACTCTCCTTGAGCGTATAATCGCCCTCCATCTGCACGTTTCCAACCGACCGGGTCGGTTCAGTTTCGATGTCCTCGACGTCGATGATGATAATCTCCGAAGATTTGGCGGTGGCGCAACCTGCGCCATCGCCGTTCTTCGGCACACTAACCTTCGTGTAAGCCATATTCGTTGTATTTTGAGTTGAACATTATGCCCCTTCGAGATCGTCCTCACCGGTGGTCGAATCAGCCTCGGCGCCGCCATACGTCCACTTGCTGTCCTCCGTATCGACGGCCGGAGAATCGAGGATCACCGTTGCACTCGGATCATACCCTTCGGGAACCGATGCGTAAACAGCCTCGCCAATCTTGAATCCGGTCGAAAGAGAGTACTCGCCGAAGATTTTGACCTCGTAGTCCACCTCTTCGAGCTTATTGATGCAGTTCTGGGCCTTGCTGTAATCAACCAGTTCGATAAAGTTGTTCTTGGTCGTAGCGAAAAGGATCGGCGAGTTATACATCGACTCCATCGGGGCGAACGTGAATTTGGTGAATCGCACCTTGTCGCCAATGGACTGGCCCGTATACTTTCCGTTTACGGCAAAGTCCTCCCGCTGATAATGCGTCAGGAACTGCTCGGAGCAGTGGATTTCCAGTGGGCCGACGAAGAAGTCGTTGATTGCATCCACGAAGCTATCCACGTAGTCGAGCAACTCCTGGCCTTTCAACGTGAACGGATCCTTCGCATCCTTGAAGTAGTTGATCTTGTGTTCGCCGGATTTCTTCCCCTCGACAAGGATAGTCTCGTAACCATCCATCGACTTGGCTGCAGGACGGCCCTCGTCGCCGGTTCTCACGTCCGCCGGAGCAGCTTCGTACTTTCCTTTTCCGATCATCGAACGAGTGATGTCATCCAGCACTTTGGGGATGATGTGGTTCTCGATGATGTACTTGGTAATAGGCATCTCCTGCATGGTCTTGCCCTGCTCCCACATGAACAGCAGCCAGCTCTTGATGACGTCGGCCGGGAGGATGGACACGTTGATTTTGTGGCGACGATACGGGATGCGAATCGGCGTGAACTTCATCGTGCCCTTGGGCGTCCACTTCGGCGTGAACTCCTGCGATACTTCGGTGATGATGGCGTCCGAAGCGATGTAGTCGGTATTCGACTGAACGCGCGTCATGTATCTGGAATCCTTGAAGCCCAGATAGAGCCGCTTGGCGAGAAGTTCGAGCCGAACATTCGGCGGCATCGTCATGTCGAACTCTTTGTTCAGTTCGGAGATATCAATCGTTCCGTTCTCAAGTGCAGAGAACTGAACACTGTTGCCCGACGAGAGGATGCTCGAAACGAGGGCGTTGTGTTTCGCTCTCATATCGATCTGAAACGTCATCGGCGTTGCACCAGCGACGCCAGTCATCGGAGACGTCGGAGTGGTCTTCGGAGCCGGTTCGGACTCGTCGGCCAGCGTGTTGATTGTCTCCTGGAGCGACTGAATGCGCTGAAGCAGCGGCGCTTTGGATTGCTCAACATGATACGCAACGGCCGCATCGAATAACTCGTGCGTCGATTCGATCGAGGCAGAGTCGGCGAACGACATTCCCTCCAACTTTGCAAGGAAGGCATCACCGTAGTTACTTCGGATCAGCTCGCGTTCCTCGTCGGTAAGCGAGACGGCTCCGTTGTCGCCGATCGGAAGATCGGTTTTACCAAGCAGACGGGCAACCAGTTTGCCCATCTTGCTCTCGGTCAGGAAATCTTTCAAATTAAACATCGTTTTATCTTTTAAGAGTTATCGGTATTCAGCCCGCACAAATACGTTCTCAACTACCTGGTCGAGTGTCATGATATTATCGATCAATCCTATCTCTCGCGCTTTGGCTGCATAAAACATCGCACCGGATAAGACGCCAGGTGTATCCGATTGCAGGTTCTTTCGGCCTTCTTTCACTGCATTCTGGAACTGTTGAACAATCGGAGACATTTCCGACTGGATTAATTCAATGTCGCCTTCAAGGGCCTTCCGATAGGCCAGATTTTTGTCGGAAGATTCCTTTGCATAGACGGTGATGATCTTCTCCCCTGACCGAAGATTTGAGGAGTCAACGATCTGGGTCATTACCCCAATCGAACCAACAGCAGATAGGGTGTTGTCTACGAAAATCGAATCACATTGAGAGGCAATCCAGTAAGCTGCCGAGGCACAGAAATCGCAATGCGAGACAATCGGTTTCCCGGCTGCCTTCACCTTCTGAATTGCCTCGACCATGATTGGCACTGAATTACAAGCCCCACCTCCTGAATCGATATCGAGAACCACACCTACCACATTGTCATCCGACGCACTCCGAATAAGCTGCGACGCGATAGTCATGGTTCCGATGCTAAAGCAAGTATCGTATTTGGTAAGTGTCCCCCGCATGGGAATCACGGCGACACACTTCTTTTTGCGATCGGGGTCATTTCCTATACCAAACGATGTCCCATCCTCCGAATAAGCCATTGGTTCAAAATCCAAGACTTCGAGGCGGGGTGATATGTGCGCAAGAAA